TAGCTAAAGCTTGTTCCATTCCGTCCATGATAGAATCATAAACATCATGACCTACTTGAGCTGCTGTTGTTACTGTAGTTGTAGTTCCGTCAACATAATCAATTGTTACAGTTGTTGCTGTAGCTGATGCAGTAGCAAGAGCTTTAACTCCGTCAATACTAATTAATTGACCTGTAATTGGAGCATTTGTAATTTTAAGAAATTTTGCCATTTTATAAAAAGTTTTTAATGGGTTAATAAAGTACAAAGATAGCAAAAAAAAAGCCACCTTTTTAGGTAGCTAATTTTTCGTTAGTTAGTAGTTATTACTTTTTATTTTTTAACTTATTTTTTAAAAGCTTATAAACCTCAAGCCCTTCATCTGATTGTAAAAAAGAACCGATAATATAATTTGGATCTTCTCCATAAGGAACTGTAAGCATTTTCTTTTTATTATTAGGTAAGTTATAGTAAACATCTTTGTTATTATTTCTGTAAGCAATAAATCCAGCCATTATAAACTGATGAATAGTATCCATTAGTTCTAACATTGGATCATTTATTGTAGCCATAAAATCTTCTGGCCTTGCTTTTGCATATAAAAGAATGTCTCTTTTTAATTCTGGAACAGTCATGTTGTCTACCCCATTACCCATTAAAACTCTACAAACTGATGTTAGTTTATGAATATCAGATGTTATTTTTTTAGCCTCTATTTGAGCCTCCAACTCTGCTTCTACATATTCTAACTCTTCAGCTGCATCTTTTGAGCTGTTAATTTCCTCAAATACCATCCCATTACTTGGGTGATAGTGTAAGAATTTTTGTAAAGATTGATTTTGTTTTTCCACTATAAGCATTCCGTCTTCAAAAACGATTGGCTCTAAAATTGCGTTTCCATCTTGTTCATCTTCAAAAGGAGATTTTTGATTACGAGCATAACGCAAAGGCCTATTCACGCCTTGTTGTTCGTCAAAATGTAATAAAGGTGATCTTTGTGAGTGTCTTGATGCCAACATATATGAAAGTGGATGTTGGTTACCTGTAAGCCTATAGGCTTTGTTTTCGTACTTTTCTTTTTGTTTTGCCATTATAATATAATTTAATTTGATTTAAAAAAAATAATTACCCTCGTCATTATAACGAGGGTAACTATTACTACTATTTACTATGCATCTTGGAATAAGAAGAAGTTGTTTGCACCTAAAGTACATACAGCTCTTTCACTCAAGAAGTTTACTTCCATTGCATCAAGATCGCTATTTCTTGCTCCACCAGCAGAACCAGTGATCCAAGTTTTGTAACGTCTATCTTCAGTTTCAGAAGCTCTATATCTTACGTGTAAGAAAGGACGTTTAGCGTTCTTTCCTAAGATTTGATCATAAACTGTAGTTGAACCAGCTGGAACTAATAGTCCGTTGATTGCCCCTGCGTTTACACCACCTCTCATTGTAGGATCGTTTAAGTATTTCCAGTCAGACTTGTAAAAGTCATATCCTCTACGGAATCCTGTAAAACCTAAGTTTAAAGCCATGTCTTTATCATTGTCAAATAAACCATAAGAAGTACCACCTGCTCCATAAGAGTTTTGTGCTGCTAACATATCGTCAATGTCGAATGAGAATTGTCTGTTTACAAAAATTACATTTTCTTCAATAGAACCTTGCTTATCAAGACGTTGGATTACTTGATCAAACTGAGCTAATGCAACTGGGTTTCCACCTCCGAAAACATTTCCTCTTGTTGATACACTATAGAAAATTCCGTCAGATCCTGAAAGATTAGCTGCACCTGCACCTACTCCTACACCTTGTAAGAAATCTGCTGCACCTGAAGCTGCGTCTGCTGGAACTGCTTCCACCATTGCTGTCTCTAAGTAATCTTCAAAACGTAATCTTGTATCGTGTTCAGACTTTAGATACCATAAGTATCCGCTTACTCCGTCTTCACCTGTTACTTCAATCCATCCAATCTGAGCCATATCAGAACCAGAAACAGTATATTTGTCTTTGATAATAATTGGCTTGTTGTCAAAAATAAAGTCATCAGCCTCATTAGATCCTACCATTCCATTAGTTCCTTTTGCAAATTCAGAACCATAGATAAAGATATCACATGATGTTGCTGCTACCATAGCTTGTCCACCAGCTTCATAGTAAGCTACTGTAAAAGTCCCTGGTGCTGCTGGTGTTGGAGCTACTTTTACAATTGCTTTGTTTTGTAAAGTAGATCCTGGTGTGTTGTCCGAAATCATAACTGTTTGTCCAACTCTTAATGAAGCTAAAATTCCAGAGTTAGCATTTAACTGTGGGTTAAAGTTAGCTGGGTTGTTCGCTCCTGCGCCTGGTGCTGCTCCAACTCCTGGAATAGTCCATACGCCATCTACAGCTCCTGCTGCTGATGCTGAGGTACAGTTTTGATATTTAGTGTGTAATCTTCCTTGCTCTGCCCATTTAATAAGGTCAGAGTTAGAAGGCATTTCAGCACCTACCATTCTTAAGAATGATGCTACTGATCTGTTTCCATAACGCTCAAATTCCTTTTCATAAGTATCAGGTAGATACTGGTTCAAGAAATCAAAGTTGTTTATGTAGTTTGTTGATAGTGGAGTTTGCTGCGCACTTGGCTGCAAGTCAAATCCTGGTGTCAAATTTACTGCCATTTTTTAATTTTTAATTGTTTAACTTTTTTTAATACTTCTAATTTTGAGTCCTCTTCCATGTTCGTTTCTACTATTACTCACTGGGCGTATCTTCATTCCGTCTTTTGAGACTGTTTGAGATTGTTGTCTAATATCCATATTAATGTTTTTAGATTTTCTTGAAACATTGTCTACAGCGTTAGCAACACCCTGATCATAAAAGTATTGAGCAAATTTATCAGGATTCATAGCTACCGATAAAGCTTTATGGTAACCTACAGCGTCAGTAATTAATCCATCTTTACCTACATATTGACTAATAAAATTAGCAACATTAGATTGTTTATTTTTTAATTCCTCCGCAGTCCCTGGTTTAAAGGTTAGTTTACTATCCGATACATTGAAATCAAAACCTTTGAAATCACTGTTAAAAACATCATTTGTTTTTTGAACAAAAAACTCAGCCTTCTTGCTGTTTGCTTCTTCTAAACTTTTAGATTCTTCGATGTAACTCTTATAAGCATTAAGATTTTTTTCTTGATCTTCAGATAACCCACCCCCACTTGACTCAAGAGGAATATTATATTTATCTTTTTGTTCATTTAAAAACTTCTTTGCCTTAGCAAGTTCACGTTTTTTTGCTAACTTCAACTTCTTGATTTCTCTTGCTTCATCCAGCTCTTCGTCATAACTGAATTTATCTTCGATTAAATCTTGAATATCTATTTCATCTAAACCTTCTTCGACAGATGAATAGTAGTTAGCCAGTACAGCATTATCATCCATAGAATCAAAGTCTTTTTGTAAATTATAAAAGTCTTCAATTCCACGACCAGTTTCCTGCTTGTACTTAAAATACGCTGATACATCCTCTGGTAAATCTAAATTTGCCTCTTTTTCCGCAAACAAATCATCAACAGACTTTATATCTTTGTCGTATCTATTTTTAATATATGAAAGAACGTCTTCGTCTTTTAAACCGATATTTTCATTTATCGGTTCTTCAACAACTTCTTTAGACTCTGGCGTAGAAGAGTTAACTTCTGGACTATCCCCAGACACATTAACTTTATCTACATCAACTTTCTCGTTACCTGAGTCTTCAAATTTTTCTTCGTGTTTTTTTAGTAATTCGTTTTCTACTTCAACACGAGATTTTTCTTCTTTTGTTACTTCTTTTACTTTAAATTCCATTTGATTTTATTTTTAACAAAGTTAATACTTATTTATTTATTTTTTTTGGCTTGTTTTCTCTCTTTTTTCTTTCTCCTATAAGCCTTCATAGCCTCTCTTTTTGCCTTACCTTTCTTCCAAGAACCAGCTGCAAATCTTTCGGCTCTTTTTTTTGATTTAAACTCATAAACTTCGCCTGCCGCTAAAGCCTCATTAAAGCTTTGAGGTCTTGCCTTTTCTTTACCTTTGAATGTAATTGTAGGAGCTGCATAATGTTTTGTTACTTTTGCTCGTCCTCCGCCTAAAGTTTTTACACCAGTTCTTTTTGTTTCTCCTGTATATGTTGCCATTTTTACAGTGGCATTTCTACCTGACTTATTTCGTTCAAGATTTCTAAGGTGTTTTTTTCTTCTAAACTTTACTGTAGGCATATTATCTTGGATTAAATTCAGAAAAATCAAAACCATCTAAACTATCCTCGTTTGATTCAAAATTAATAGAAGGTAAATTACGTTTTCTTTGTTCAATCATTTTAGATTGATTAGTGGATTGTTGGTTTATTCTTTTATTTTTTTCAGACTCTCTGTTTTTTTCTCTTTCATCTATTTGAGACTGCTCAACTCCTTTTAATTGCATTTGATAATTAAACTCAACCTCCATTAATTTAGATTTTAACTGAGCTTCCATCTGCATTTTTTGAATTGCCATTTGAGATTCAGCAGTCATTGTTTCCATTTTAGTTGCAGCTGCTTGTTGAGTTATTTGCATTTGCTGTTGAGCCGCAGCTTCTTGAGCTTGCATTTGCTGTTGAGCTTGCATTTCTTGTTGCTGCATTGCTTGTTGCTGTTCTCTTTCTTCTTTTTGTTTACGTTTTAGTTTCAGTAATTGATTAGCCATTTTTAAATTATGTATCTCTCTAATATCAATAGCGTCTTCTAAACTTATATTTCCTTGAGACAAAGCCATTTGTATATTTTGCTCTAACATAGCTTTTTCTTCTTCATCTGGAGACATTTCTATAAATATTCCAAAATCATATAAATAAAGATTTTTTATTTCATCAATAATCTGTAAATTATATTTACCAATTTGCATAGCAAACTCATCTCTAAAATCAGCATATTCTAATATATCTGCCATTCTTATTGATAAGCATTCCGCTAAACTTCGAGTCATATATAAACTTGCTTGTAAAATATGTCTTGTCGCTGTATTAGAATTTAATGCCGCTAATTTATTTACGCCAACTAAAGAGTTGGGATCTGGACTTGAACCATCACGAGCTTCGTTAAGTCCAGTAACTGACCTAATCATATCTAAATAATGATTATAATTACCTATAAGCATTTGCATTTTACCTGCTCCGCTTGAAGCAGTTAATTGAGTTATAGGAACTTTAGCGTTATTAAACTCTCCGTCTTGAGTAAAACTTCTACCAATAACGCTACCTGTTTGAAAGTAAAGCCTTAAAGCATCTTCTGGATTATAAGCACTTCCAGTTCCTAAGTCCACTTCATTTAATCCATCAGCATCAATAAAAACCCCATCAGGAACTACCCTTGAAACTACTTGCTGTATTTTCAAATGAGTCATTTGGATTAAATCAGCAAACGGAATCATTCTTCTTACTAAAGATTCTACAGAACCTTTATACATTCGTGGAGCGCAGGCTATGTAGTTCGGCCTTGCATATTGATTGGCTGATTTAGGTCTAACCATATTTTCACTTAGTTTCCACTGAAGCATTATATTAGTACCCATAACCATCACTCCATCATACCAAACATCAATTCTTTTTGTAACTTTTTCAAACTTACCCTCTTCCTGCATTTCAACAGGAGGATTAAATTGATCATCTTTTTCTACAGTCTTAAAACTTCCATCTGACATTCTTTTCTTTTTATAAACAAAAGAGTGAGTAGACTTGTAGTTAAAGTATAATAATGTAGCGGTATCTCTATGAAACATACTATTATTATAAGCTTGAGCGTTATTATAATATTGATACCAAGATTGACTGTATTTAGAAATTTCATCTAAATCAGAAAGAGTTAGGTCTGGATCTATTTTAATTAGCTCCCCAATAGGAACTGTTTTTATTTCTCCCCAATAAAAATTATCCTTAAAATAAGGATCTTCAGTGTAACTATAAACTACATTTGCTGGATCTACATAGTCAACTTTAACTCCAGTTCCAGGCAAAAACATATGTTTACATATTCCTATACCTAAAACAGTTTGATCATAATCAACTCTTTTCCTTATGTCTTGGTAATGATTTTCATCCAACAAAGTATTTATTCCAACTTCTTGAGCAATCTCAATAGCTGGCTTGTACTTCATTTGCATATATAACTCAAGCTCTTCATCACTTCCAGGTAGCTCTTCTTCAGCAACACTAAAAACAGGTATT